CCAACGCATACGGCAAAGAACAGCAGTACCAGAGAGCGCAAGAAGCCGAACAAACTCCAGAGGGGAAAGCCAAAAGAGCCGCAATGGAGAAGTCGCAGGCGCTAGAACGTTCTTACCCCCTCGAAAGCATGGTGGGTGGAGCGGCTGGCGTTGGTATCAAAACGATTGCCAAATTGGCTCAAAATCTAGCCAATCGCGGCGGCGCTAAAACCGTAGTTAAGCGGCTGGAGCGCGTAGAACCGACTTTCCGCGAAAGAGAACTGGAAATTATCAAGGAAGTACCACGGGAACTCTCAGGACGCGCCAAACAATTGGCGTTGCCAGTACCCGTGAGAAAGAAATAAATGGCCGGACTGACATTCCTGCGGGTCGTATCGAACTCTGAACTTGCTCGGCAAGAGCGAGAGGTTTCGGATCGCGCTCTTGCCGAGCGTCAGAATCAGCCCGTCATCCTCGGCTTGGCCGGGTACCTGCGCCAGTGCTGGGATGTTGCCCAGATGGCGAAGAAGCCCATCGAGTACATCATGCTGCGTGCGCTGCGACAGCGCAACGGCCAGTACGACGCAGACAAGCTGCAACAGATTCGAGGACAGGGCGGCTCCGAGATTTACATGATGATCACCGAAGTCAAGTGCCGCGCTGCGGAGTCTTGGCTCAGGGACATCTTGCTTGACAATGGCTCCCCACCGTGGGACTTGCAGGCCACGCCCATCCCTGACCTCAGCCCAGCGCAGACCAAGGACGTGCAAGCCATCTTCGCCGAGCGCGTGATCAAGATGGTCGAGGAGTACGGCAAGGCTCCGAACCGGGAGGAGATGGCCGAGATGCGAGAAGCGGTCAGCCAAGATTTCCGCTTTGCTGTCCTGCAACAAGCACAGATGCGTGCCGACCGAATGAAGGTCAAGATTCAAGACCAGTTCGCCCAAGGCGGCTGGGAAGCATCATTCAACGATTTCATCACCGACCTTGTGACGTTCCCTGCGGCGTTCATCAAGGGGCCGGTTGTGCGCCGCCAGCGGGCGCTGGGGTGGAAGACCAATGCTCAAGGCCAGACTGTGGTCGAACCCATTGAGCGCCTTGGGCCGGAGTACGAGCGGGTCGATCCGTTCTACATCTACCCCGAGCCGGGGATCAGCACGATCAACGAAGGCTACCTATTCGAGTACCACCCCCTGAGCCGGATGCAACTGTCCGATCTCATCGGCGTTCCGGGCTACGACGAAGACGCCATCCGCAAGGTGTTGGAGATTGGCAACGGCCAGTCGTGGATCAATCAGGACGTGGAACTTCAGAAGGACGAGGAGGAGCGCAAGTACTACTCGTACATGAAGCCGACCACCGAGTTCGATGCTCTGGAGTTCTGGGGCAAAGTCAGCGGCAAGATGCTGCGCGAGTGGGGTCTGACCGAGGAAGATGTGCCCGACGAGGCCCGCGAGTACGACGCCAACGTCTGGATGGTGGGTAACTACGTCATCAAGGCGGTGCTCAACTATGACCCGCTGGGTGAGAAGCCTTACGCCAAGACCTCGTTCATCAAGTGCCCCGGCGCGTTCTGGGGCAAAGCCATACCTGAGATCATCGAAGACTTGCAGGGCGTGTGCAACGCCGCTGCTCGTGCGCTGGTCAACAACATGGGTATCTCCAGCGGCCCGCAGGTCGAAGTCAACGTGGAGCGCCTGCCGCCCAACGAGGACATCACCCAGTTGACGCCTTGGAAAATCTGGCAGACCATCAATGACCCCGTGGGTTCGAGCGCACCGGCCATCCGGTTCACGCAGCCCGACTCGCGGGCGAGCGAACTCATGGGTGTGTACGAGAAGTTCAGCCGCTTGGCGGACGACCACTCGGGCATCCCAGCCTACGTCTATGGCGACCTGAATGTGCAGGGCGCTGGGCGTACTTCATCCGGCCTGTCCATGCTCATGGGCGCGGCAGGCAAAGGTATCCGCCAAGTCGTGATGCACATTGACACAGATGTCGTGAAGCCCATTGTGCTGCGCCAGTTTGTGTACAACATGCGGTACGATGAGGATGAGTCCATCAAGGGCGACGTTGAAGTTCTTGCTAGGGGCGCGATTAACCTCGCGGTCAAGGAGACTGTCAATATCCGCCGCATCGAATTTCTCAATGCAACCGCCAACCCGATTGATCTTGAGATCATCGGCAAGGAGGGACGTGCCAGTATCCTTCGGGAGATCGCAAAAGGGTTGCAAATGTCCGTGGAGGACGTTGTTCCGTCTCGGGAGAAGGAAGGGTATACCGGTCGTATCACCGCACGGGCTGCGATGGCCGCTGCACAGCAGCAGGCACAGCAACCCCAAGGTGGCGCACCGCAAGGCCCTGACGGCTCTCCCAAGGGCGGGATGGAGGCCAATACGGTACAGAGTCGTGTAAGTGGGATGGCGGCATGATTAAGCCTGAGCCACACATCATCAAAGGACTGGCGCAAGCTGTCCGGCAACACCCAGAACTTTTAGCGTGGATGGAAGGTGTGCTCGCGCATGAGATGAAGCGTCTCCCGTATGCGGTTGACCATCCGGCAGTGTTTCAGGGGCGCTGCCAGATAGTGACCGAACTCATTGAGTTCGCACAACAATCCCCTGCTATAGCGGCAAAGTTATGATGCAACTCGCCGTCTTTAATCACGCACACCAATAGGAGCGTTCAACATGGCAATCCCAGAGCAAATTCGCAAACAGACCGAGGCAGTTCAGGAGTTGTACAAGCAACTCAACACGGACGACAACACAGGCGCAGCAACACAGGCTGCTGCCGATGGCACCGTCACGCCCGTTGAAAACAATGGCAACCAGAACTACGCCGACGAGAATCCTGCCCCGAATAATGCCGCTCCGGCACCCACCAATGAGCAGAAACCGGGTGCCGACAATGTGCCGGATGAAACTGTTACCCAGAAGTACCGAACACTTCAGGGTATGTACAACGCCGAAGTCCCCCGCCTGCACCAGCAGAACCGGGAGATGCAGCAGCGAGTCCAGCAGATGGAACAGTTGCTTGCTTCGATGACTGCCACAAACCCCCAAGCTGCTGCACCAGCAGCCGAGCGTCTGGTCACTGACCAAGATGTTCAGGATTATGGTGAGTCGATTGACATGATGCGCAAAGTGACCCGCGAGGAACTCGGGGCCGTCGCCCAGCGCATTGCAGGACTCGAAGCAACGCTGCGTCAAATGCAGGTGAACGTGGTGCCACAGGTGCAAGCCGTGGCCCAACGCCAGCAAATGAGCGCAGAGCAAGCGTTCTGGGCTGACTTGTCTGCAAATGTCCCGAACTTCCGTCAGATCAATGACAACGCCGACTTCCAGTCGTGGCTGTTGGAATTTGACCCGATGACTGGGGTGACTCGGCAAACGTTCCTCGATGACGCCCAGCGGTCGCTTGACTCTCGGCGTGTCGTCAGTTTCTTCCGCACTTGGCTAGAGTCCACTGGACAAGCCGCCGTTGCTCAATCCACTGGGAACTCTCCCAACTCTGAGTTGGAGAAACAGGTTTCCCCCGGTCGCTCACGGAGCACCGGAACCCCTGCGTCCGCCAACCAAGGCAAGACCTACAGCCCTGCTGACATCCAGAAGTTCTTCAACGATGTCCGCGCTGGGAAGTACAAAGGCCGAGAGCCGGAGCGTTCCCGAATCGAACGCGATATTTTCGCTGCCCAGCGAGAAAACCGCATTACCGCAAATGCCTGATTAAAGGAGTTACATCATGTCTTATCCCGTTTCCCCCGGTCGCCCAAATTACAGCGGCAACTTCATCCCCGAAATCTGGTCGGGCAAACTGATCGAGAATTTCTACGATGCCACCGTGCTCGCAGCGATCTCGAACACCGACTACGAAGGTGAAATCCGCCAGTACGGCGACGCCGTGAACATCCGCACCACGCCGGAAATCACCATCCGCGACTACGTGAAGGGCCAAACCCTGACCGTGGAAAATCCCGACAAGCCAAAAATCCAACTGTTGATCGACAAGGGCGAGTACTTTGCCTGCGTTGAAGACGATGTGGACAAGGTTCAGTCGGACATCAACCTGATGGACACTTGGACGAAAGACGCTTCCGAGCGTATGAAGATCAAGATCGACCAGCGCGTGTTGACCGACATCCTGCCCGGTATCGCCTCTACCAACAAGGGTGCTACCGCTGGTGAGCAGTCTGCCTCGTTCAACCTCGGCACGACCGGCGCTCCGCTGACCGTGACCAAGGACGGCGCATCGAGCACCACTTCCGTTGTTGACCTGTTGGTTGACCTCGGCACCGTGCTGGACGAAGCCAACGCCCCCGAAGGCGACCGCTTTGTGGTCATCCCCGCCAAGATGGCTGGTCTGATCAAGAAGTCCGAACTGAAGGACGCTTCGCTCACCGGCGACAGCATGTCCATCGTTCGTAATGGTCGGCTTGGTATGATTGATCGTTTCACTGTCTACGTCAGCCACAACCTGAGCGTGTCTTCGGGCAAGTACAACATCATCGCCGGTCACAAGATGGGCTTCACGTTCGCATCGCAGATGACGAATATGGAAACCATCCGTTCCGAGTCCACCTTCGGCAACATCGTCCGTGGCCTTCAGGTCTACGGTTACAAGGTTGTCAAAGGCGAAGCTCTGTCCACCGCCGTCGTGCAATTCTGATGATTGGGGCTTCGGCCCCATCTCCCATAAACACTGAAAGGAAATTAAAATGGCTGCTTACACCGACTCTCTTGGCTTCAATAAGGGTACCGCTGCGTACCCCGCGAACGTCACCGACATCTCTAAGTTTCAGGTCGAACTGGACTTCGCTGCGATCATCGCTGCTCGTTCCGCTGCTGGCGTTGCCGCGCTGGCTGCGACTGACACGCTGCAAGTGATTTCGCTACCTGCTGGTTCCATCGTTTTGTCGGCTGGCGTGAATGTAACCTCTGCGGAGACTACCAACACGACTGCTACCTTTGACCTTGGTTTTACGGGTGGTACGCCGTATGCTGCGAATGCGTATGCCAACGACGTTGCGTCTAACGCTACCGGCCTGAAAGCGGCTGATCTCGCAAACCCATCCGTTGTAGTTACTGCCGACACGATTGATCTTCTGCTCAATACCGCTGCTCCAGTTAACTGCGTGATGAATGTTTTTGCTATCGTTGCCAACGCCAACTAAACCCCGTGGGGGCTTCGGCCCCCACTTCTAAAAGGAGAAAATCATGGGTGTTTATCGTGGTATTACGCAAGACAATGTGACGCTGAACGGGGGTACGGCTTACGACCTGAACCTCGTCACTCCGTCCATTGGCGGAACTGCACTCGCTGCTACGGCGGCTGAGATCAACGCTGCGGCGGATGTGTCTACACGGCTCGTGTCGGCCAATGCTGCAACTCTGGCTGTGACTGTTGCCGCTCACGACGGCAAGATCATTGTCTTAGACCGTGCTGCTGGGGTGACGGCGACGCTGCCTGCTGCCGTTGGCTCTGGTGCTGTGTTCCGTTTTGCAGTGGGCACTCTTGTAACGAGCAATAGTTACAAGGTTCAGGTTGCTGACGCTACCGATGTCATGTCGGGTTCGTTGTATCTGACTGATCAAGCCGCTGGTACGGGTACTGAGTTCAGTACTACCACTACCAGTGACACGATCACCATGAACGGCAGCACCACCGGGGGTTTGGCCGGGGGTCTTTTCACGTTTGTTGATCTTGCAACGAACTTGTATGCAGTTCAGGGCAATCTCATTGCGACAGGTGCTGAAGCTACTCCGTTCAGCGCAGCGGTGTAAACTGGCAGGGGGCTTCGTGCCCCCTGTTCTATAGGAGAAGAAGATGCCCGGACAGCGTATTCCAGACTTGACTGCCATCGCAGGTGCAAGCACCGCTAATGACGACAACCTCGTCATCTACGACACGAGTACTGATACGACCAAGCGTATTCTCCGCTCACAGCTTGCTGCTGGCATCGTGGGCGATTTGCCGTATACACCATCAGGTACTATTTCGGCGACAACAATCCCTACGGCAATTGCTGAACTTGATAGCGAAACTGCTAAACTCGCCGGGGCACAAACTTTTACTGGGGCAAAAACTTTTCGCGTTGGTAACGCAATTCGTTCCGAAGTAGCTGCAACGCAGGATGCTGTAGTAATTGCAGGACGTGCAGGTGGCACTGGTAGTTTTCAAGTAACTTTGATACCAACTACGTTGTCAGCTAGTAGAACTGTTACTCTTGCCGATGGCGATGTAACAATGGTTGCTGGCACTGCGGCGGTTCTTGGTACGGCGCAAACTTTTACAGCCCAGCAAACATTGTCGAGTGGGCTTGTTATTCAGACTGCTACGGCAGCAGCTATTATAGATATTGCTAATGCGATCAATACAACTAATAAAGTTGCAGGGAAAGTTGTGTACGACACGACAAATAACCGGATAATGATAGCTAGCGGTTCCGTAAATAATAGCCCTTGGTACGTTGCAGATGGTTCTACTTTTGTGACGCCAGTGTAAGGATTTTTTATGCCAACCAATCTAACAGGCAATACGATTGCTAGTACGTATGATCAGATACTGCATGTAGATGATGGCCCAACCGCGACTGCTAAAACGGTGTACAGCGGTACGGGAGTCGCCACTGCACTGAAGGTTGCTACAACGCACATCGAAGTTGATAACGTCAAAGTTGATGGCAACACGATCAGTACGCTGGATACCAACGGCAACCTGACTCTGGCCCCTAACGGCACAGGCTCAGTCGCTATGACTAAGGTAGCGGTCACAGGCGGAACGATCTCGGGTATCACTGACCTCGCTATTGCCGATGGCGGTACAGGCGCTTCTACGGCTTCCGATGCCCGCACAAACCTCGGTCTGGGTACAATGGCGACACAAGCAGCCAATAGCGTTGCCATCACAGGCGGCACCTTGTCGGGCGTAACAATCACTGGATCGTTTACTGGCTTGACGCTGGTCGAGTCCACAACACTGGCAACTGGCAATGCAGCCGCAGGATGCAACCTCAATGGCAGCACACTAGCCGCTGATGGCACCGATGCCAACATCGACCTGAACATCACGCCCAAGGGCACGGGCGAGGTGAACATCACCAACATCGACGTGGTGAGTGGCAAGGTACCGTTCAGCACCATTACAGACCGGGCCTACGCTGCGTTTTCTGATGTCACCGACCAGACGGGCAGCACGACTGTCCCAACCCCTGTGAAGTTTGGTACGGTAGAAATCGTTGGTGCAGGTATCACGATGGTGACAGACGGCACTAACCTCACGCGCTTGACCTTTGCTGCGGCAGGTACCTATGCTGTGATGCCAAACCTCCAGTTCGCCAACTCGGATACGGCTGACCACGATATAACGGTCTGGTTTGCGCTGAATGGCACGAACATAGTTCGCTCTGCCACCAAAATATCAATACCAAAAGCCTCAGATGGCGGCAGTGCGTTCTTCCAGATCGTGTTCTACGCAACCGTGACTGCAAGTCAGTACATCCAAGTGTATTGGCTCCCCGAGAACGTGGCTGTGACGCTTGACCACACGGCAGCGGTCACTGGCCCTCCGGCGATCCCAGCGATCCCGTCTGCAATCGTTTCTGCTGAAAGGATCGCATAATGGCAAAGACACCAGCATGGACTCGCAAGGAAGGCAAAGACCCCAAGGGCGGCTTGAACGCCAAGGGGCGTGCGTCCTACAACAAGGCCAATCCGGGTAAACCCGGACTGAAGGCTCCGCAGCCCGAAGGTGGCCCGCGCAAGGATTCGTTCTGTGCCCGGATGGAGGGCATGAAAAAGAAGAACACCAGCGCCAAGACAGCCAACGACCCCAACAGTCGGATCAACAAAAGCCTGCGGGCATGGAAGTGCTGACATGGCTACCAAAC